GGTTTACCATCTAACCAACAACCTTGGGTTCGTGTTGTTTCCAACATTTCGTACCAAGTAGGATCGAAGTATTTGGCATCATGGGAGTGGTTCCCCACAAGGCACCAAACAAGTCCTCTCGTGACGCTATTGCTAGCACTCTTGATATCAAGTGTAGCTAGACGCCCCGTTATAGAGCCCTCTCGGGCCCTACGTTGATTGATGGACTGATCGTTAAGGTTAATTCCCCAGGGGAACATACGCTTACGCATGTGATACCCAATCCCCAATTGGAGATAGATATTCATGCAAGGGGCTATCCCTATGGTCCGATCAGTGACTGCACTTTTGGGCACAGTCGTAAGTTTGTCCAGTTCCGCGATCACGAATCGCTTCGTTACCAAGGAACTGTAGCCGCCGGAAGCGGCATAGGCATCCTCACAAGAGGGTACAGATAAACGACAAGCCCAATTAGGACTGACATTCACCACCAACTCTGCGAGGTTATAAGCCGACGTTGAAACGTGAGGAGTGCCAGATAGCTTCTCCCTGAGATTTGCGGAGTCTCCGCCTAACCTCGTGGTAGCACCTGGCCCAAAACGCACACCCTCAAGAAACCAGTCCGGACGAAACTTTCCTAGTATAACTGGGATTTTTCGCGAGGCAAGTGAGATTACCTGCCTAACGTGTAGATTTTCTACATCGAAGTCGGATAGTCTGTCGTTCGTCTGGCTGTTCACTGCTTCGTCAGCTAAGAAGCTTTCGAGAGCAGCTACTCGAGTATCAATACCCAATTCAAAACCTGGGTATTTCCTCAATATCTCCCTTAGGAGATACTGATCCCGGAAATTTTCATCCGAGACGGATGGGAAAGCCCTATTCACGATATCCAAGGGGTTTGAAGAAGCACTTATTGAAAGAGCCTCCGCCACCTTGCTGAACAGCATGACAGGGTCGATAGGTGTACAGCTAAGATCATATCGATCATTAGTCTTAGGCATCAGTAGTACTCCGAATGCAAGTTCTTACAGCGATCGAGTTCTAAATTACCACACGAACTCGTCGTCTTTCACCAGCGCTTGAAAAACTGCGTTGGCAATGAGGTTCGAATACAAGGGCATCGTCGGTTCGATCATCGTGGTTTCCCACGTAGTCGGAACGATGAACTTGATCTCGCCCTGTAAGAAGTCCGCAACGCGCTTTACACTTACACCGTTTAAAACCTCCGTAATAATGCGAGGAATGACGATGTTTGCGGTGCACGTGC